GACAGTTTAATATTATCTTACCTTGATTTTCTGATCCTGTATTGTTGCCTTTTACAACAAGACCCCCAGTACCATGAGGAGCCACTTCTATATTAGCATCCCCAGAAGTTGATACTATGTCGTTACCATTCACATCTAGGTTGCCACCCAACTGAGGACTCGTATCGTTCACGACATCTACACCTGTAAGACCTGCACCACTACCACTAAAAGCTGTAGCTGTTACTGTACCTCCTATGGCAACATTGTTGCTACCATCTTCCACAACAAGTTTGCTCGCAGGAACAGTTATGAAAACATCTTTAGTACCAGACCCAAGTGTCACTGCACTATTACTATTTGAACTAGCTATTATGGTGGTTCTCGCTAACGTATTAGGGCTTCCTGTTGCAAAAGTACCCAACCCTACTTCAAAAGCATTATTCGTGTTGTCGACTATTGCGTAATAAGTGGTATCACCATTTGATAGATTTGCTGTGAACGTTTCGAAATTAGTAACCGCACCCCCAAGATCAATAGTTCCTGTGCCTGTGGTTATTGTCGTTTCACGAACTCTATCTTCGATTTTAAACGCCATTAAGCTATCCTTATGATTGCGTTACTTACATCTCCTGTTGGAAAAACCACTTTAAAATTACCTGACGAGGCTGATTTGTCTGCACCAAAGTCTAACACAGCCACAGCTGGATTTGTAAGACTTGAATTACTTTTATCATTGGCACTCGGTGTGCTGTTATAAATCAACGCTCCTCTCGCAGTCAAAGTCACATTAGAAAAGGTTTCATCTTCAAAATCCATAAACGCTGTTGTGCCACTTGTATTAGGAAAGGTTGCATTCACTTTATCTAAATCATTGCCACCAGACGTGTAATTAGAACTCGATACTTCATTACTGGTAGTAAAAGCCGTTGTGTCTGCTCCTAAACTGGCACTACTCGTATATAAAGCAATTTTAAAAGTATCTCCACTTGTATTCCTAAAATCATGCACTCCTAACAGTAATTCAGCTTTGAATGAAGTACACATTGCCTGTGATATAGCCATTACGCTCTCCTTATTTGCTCAGCAAGTTTTTCATATCCTGCATCCTTAATCATATTATATACCGTAGTTCTATCAGATTTGATACCCTCTTTTACGTAATGTGTTATCACCTTATGTAAATGGGCTTTAAAAGCATGGGCTTGGTCTCGTATTTCTGGAGGAGCTTTATCACTTACTTCCACTATTTTATCAACACAAAAACCTGCAATTTCTTCAGGTGTAAACCCTCTATTATTTGTGGTGTGGACTTGCACTATCGGGGTTTTTGGTAATTCTAAAAGCATTATTGTTTACCTCTTACAACTAATCCTGTTCTATAAGCATCTGTATTTTCTCGTGCCTCGCCATATAATTTCAAGCCTTGCACTGCTTCAACAAATCTTTGTGTATAGTTTTGTATTACATCAGCCTCACCTTTCATAAAGGTATATGCCTCCACCAAACTACCATACAATAAAGCATTTGGAGCATTAGTAGCGAGCCACGTAGTACCACCATCTGTGCCTGCGGTAAGACTCGTAGGTCTATAATAGTAGTGTAATTCTACCACTAAAGCACTCGCAGGCGTTGGTGCTATCAAAAAATTATCCACATCAAACAAAGCATAGTACCGAGGTGTGCCTGTGGTAGCAGGATTAGGGTGAAAAGTTTGTAAAAAATTAACATCTTTGTAATCTAGAAAAACAGTTTCACTACTGCTATTTGTAAAACTTAATGAAAAAGGAGCTAAAAAGTCATCCGGACACGCTAAAAATTTGTTGGAAGAAGCAAAACTTGCTGTGGCATTTCTCCGGAATAAACTTAGTTGCACACTTTTCAATATGCGTTCTTCTGCTTCTTTTATAAAAATGCTCAGGTTATTGACAAAAGTCGTTTCGTTGTTTTCTGTATAGTCTTGTATTGCGGTTTTAAGTGTAGCAAAAGTAAAGCTCATGATATTTCCACCGTAACTGCCCCTAAGGACATGGTTGCTGTATACGCCGTCAATGAAGTACCAAGTATACCTAGTCCAACATTGGTGTATATTACAAAATCTGTTGGCTCTTGTACAGTATCAGGTCGAGCTTCAAATAACGCTTCTGGATCTGCACCTGTTTGGTGTGGCTCCAATTGAGGGTGCTTTGTTTCATAACATTCAGGACACACCTTTAAACCATTCCATTCTTTACGTAGATTGAGATATTTGACACGGAATCCACATCGGTCACACTGCCCAAAAGAACGTATGCCTATAGCGTAACTCATTAATTAAACCCATAAAAATCTCTACGAGGTGTTAAACTGAGATTTGCCCTATCGACATCTTCAAAGGCGGCTCTGTTAAACTCTTCTTCGTAAAGCTGTTTTAGTAAAGGCACTCTATCTGGTGCTCGTTTTAAAGCTATGTAATATGCCAAGCCTGCTGACAAACAAGGGTAAAACCTAAAAGGAACGTCTGCAGTATTTACAAAAGTATCAGCATCTTCTATTCGTGTTAGTCTATCAAACACCAAACTATAGGTAGTATCAGGTGTCGGATATAATCGTATCTTGGGTGTAATCTGCCTATCTACATACCATTGATTAGGTCTCCCCTGCGTATTTTTGTTCGGGATATTAAGATAGACATCCCTACTTATACGTGATATTTGAGTATCACTTTGATTTATACCAGAGCCTGTGCGTATTACAGCACTTAATATGTCTATGGTGTCAGCATCTAAAGTATATTCAAGTGTGCCTGCGGAGAGAGTAGTGGTCGTTTGCTCTATCGTCCAACGATTCAACCCTCTATTTGCCCAGTCTGCAAACAGAAGATTAAGTGAACGTTTTGCTGTTTTGAGGTCATACCCTGTACGCACCTCCTGACCACATCTCTCAAACGCCTCCTCGATGTAATCAGCAACATCTAGTTCAAAGTCTGTTGACCCAGATGATGCCATTAGCTATAAGGTCCTTTAACCATACCGCCTTTAGTTTTCATAACACGTTTGTTATTCATACCACCTTTAGATTTCATAACACGTTTATTATTCATACCGCCTTTAGTTTTCATAACACGTTTATTATTCATACCGCCTTTAGATTTCATTGTGCGTTTGTTATTCATACCGCCTTTAGATTTCATTGTGCGTTTACCGTTTCCGTTTTTCTTTTTTACCATTGCTTTGCTCCTTTTCAGCATAAAGATTGTCAAAGATCTGATTGACGTCCATAGTATAATCTAAATCAGACTTTGAATAGTGTATATGTTGAGATGGTTTAAAATCAGGAGCTCCTTCTCCTGTTTCAAACCACGCAGGGTGTGTAACACGAACCCTGTTGTTGGGCAAAGCCACAATATTGCCAGTATAAGATCCAGCATCCAATAACTCTAGCACATGGCTTTGTTTGTGCTGAGCAGGGTCGTCTGCTACTTCACTATCCGTATAATCTACAGTAAAGTAGTATTTTGCAGGATACATTTCTCCTCCAATTTTTGCAAGCCAAGGACATGGTTGAGCACGTCGTAACGAATATACCGCATGGGTATGTGACATGCAGTCCCAAGGTTGAGCTGAAAACACCTCCATTGGCTCAGGAAACTTATCAAACGCACCATCGCCCACTAATGCTGTTATAGGCATTCTTGCCCACATCGCACCACCATGTACATTTGGCTGATTTTCTTCAACTTCATATCCTGTAAAAATTATTTGAAAACTTAAACAACGATTAGGCATAGTCGTAACAGCTATAGCCATCGCCGCTAAAAACTCTCCATGATATTGCTCATGGTTACAGGTGTATTCTTTACGCACCCAACATTTGAAATAGGGTATATTACTTTGTAAAAAACTCATTAGCTCTTCTTTGTTGTTGTTTTCTTCTTCGTGTCTTTCTTTTTGCCCTTGCCAAAAACATGAGCATCTACTTTCGCGGCTTTACCACCTGTTAAAACGCTGTTCACACGAGCCATCGCCCATTGGCTCGGTGTAGCTCCAGGTCGATGTCCTGTGCGATATGCGGCGAGCCCTTTTTT